TAGGAGAATTTAATCATTGCAGCTAATAAAGTAGTTCGATTCGGCCCCGTTTCCCTTACTACCACCACGACCACCAACGTATTGAATCCGCCGACTGTTACTGGCGGCACCGGAGTTGCTGGCACTAATACCGCCACTTATCTGATTGTTCGTCACGTGCGCGTGGTCAATACAACCACAGCAAGTATCAGCTTTGCAATGTGGCTCGGCACCACTGGCGTCAACACGCAAACGACCGCATTCGGTTTTGGCGGTCAAGCAACTGCTGGTGCTCTTACTGCATCGACTGGCGTTGCCGTTGCTGCTGGCTCCTATGTTGATTGGTATGGTCAATTGCGTATGGATACTGCCGACTTCTTGGTCGGTGGTGCTTCCGCTACTGGCCTTACTTTTCAAGCTGAAGGCGAAATCGGGCTTGTGTAATTTAAGGAAAAATCATGACCGTCTCAATCAAAGTTCTTATTCCGGCAAAGCAGGCCGAGAACGCCCAGACCACGCAATACACTGCGGTGAACTGCAAGGCGATCATCGACAAGTTCACTATCACAAACACCACAGCAGGCAATGTGACGATCAGCGCCAATCTGGTGACGAGTGCAGGCGCTGCTAGTGCAGCAAACCTGATTATTGACACCCGCTCAATTGCGCCCGACGAGACCTACACCTGCCCCGAACTGGTCGGCCAGGCGCTGGAGTCCGGTGGCTTTATTTCAACCATTGCCGGCGCAGCCACCTCACTGACCATCCGCGCATCTGGCCGAGAAATCACCTAAAAGGAAAACGGCATGAAAGACTTTATGGTTATTCCGCGTGGCTTTTCAGGACTGCCGATGGAAGAAGAATTCATCAGCACAGCCGAGAACAAGAAGAACTACGCCATTGCGGTGCAGGACTGGAACTACGGCCCCGAAGTGCCGACCAATGAGGCTGGCGCAAACAAGGATTTCTACGCAGGGCTGGCGCAGGCGATGCAGTGCGACGAAAAGGACGCAAGGCGTAAGCACTGCTCAAACTGCGAGTATTACGATAATAGCCTCATGACCCAGGTTCGGATCGAGCGCATTCCGATGGCGGCTTATGACAAGGGCGCAGGGTTCCGTGGGCATTGCGAAAAGCTGGATTTTATCTGCAATGACATGCGGGTTTGCCAAGCCTGGGAAGAACGCGAATCCGAGATGGATTGACCAAATGCCAAAATGTGCGAAAATAAGACCCACTGAGCCGTCCGAGCCGCCAGTAGCTCACCCTGTTGCACAGGAGTGTTCTATGTCGGTCGTTACGGAAGGAATCACAAAAGGCCACCTTCTGGAGGTCTATTCTGATCCTTACATTACCGCCAAGATCGGTCACGACCACCGACCAGCGGCACCCATTGAGCATCCTAGAGTCACATACCTGACCGCAACCGTAGGCGGTCACTTTGCTGGCGCATTTATGGCAATCCGGTTTTCCAGCACTGAGATTGAGTGCCATTCGCTCTTGCACAAGTCCGCTATCAAACACTCCCGCGACCTTGGCTACGCTTTTTTGGCATGGGCGTTTGCCCAGCCAATTTTGCGCGTTACCGCCTACATCATCGAAGGCTTGGAGTCGGCCAAAAACTACTGCCTAAAACTTGGCATGACGCTTGAGGGATTCCGCCGCGATGCGTGCATCCAATCAGGGCAAATTAAAGGCGTCTACGTCCTCGGCATGACGCGCGCAGATTGGGGTAAATCATGAGCTTTATTGGAGACGCAATTGGTGACGTTTTTGGTGGCATTACTGGCGCATCACAAGCAGCCGATGCAGCCGAGTCCGCAAGCATCACACAGGGAGCCGCATCAGCCGCAGGCATTGCCGAGCAGCGAAGGCAGTTCGACACGCTCGTTGAACTGCTGGCCCCATACACAGGAGCAGGCGCTCCAGCACTAGCCCAGCAGCAAGCCCTGATCGGCTTACAAGGACCAGAGGCAGAGCGTGCAGCCATTGAACGCATTAGCAGTGGCGAGACATTTCAGGCACTGGCCAAGCAAGGTGAAGAAGCCATGCTGCAAAATGCGTCCGCAACTGGTGGCCTGCGTGGTGGAAACATACAGGGCGCATTGGCTCAGTTTAGGCCGGCGCTGCTGTCCAACCTGATCAATCAGCAATACGGGCGTCTTGGCGGTCTTACCGGCCTGGGTCAAGCTTCAGCAGCCGGGCAAGCGGCATCAGGGATGCAGCTAGGCCAAAACGTATCAGGCCTGCTTGGGCAGCAAGGTGCAGCCACGGCAGGCGCTCAACTAGCAGAGGGCGGCGTGGTAGGCAGAACATTCGGCACACTTGCCTCACTTGCAGGTGCAGCTTATGGCGCTGGCGCATTTGGTGGCGCACCTACTGGAGCAGTTCCCGGTGAATTTTCACTATCCGGCGGCACTGGCCCAAGTGTGGGCGGTGGCGGCTCTGGCTTTAGATACACTAAATTTTGAGGCAGTAAAAACATGGTTCAACCAATTAACTACATGTCTCAAATCCCGCAGGTGGATTTAGCCGAAAGCCTTACATCTGGCTTGCGACTTGGCGCGACTTTTCGCCAGGTGCAGGATCAGCAAATTGCCCAGCAGCAAGCGCAGCAGGCAAAGCAGCAATTTGCCACCGACCTACAAGCAGCGCAGGCCGATGGCTCTCAAAAAGCATGGACTGGCATGATTGCCAAGTATCCGCAATTCCGTGAAGCCTTTGGTGACGTGCGCAAAGGCGTTGGCGAGGAACGTCTAAAAAACGAGTTTACGCAGGGCTTTGAAATCTCCACGGCCCTTGAGAACAATGCGCCGGATGTGGCTATGGAGAGAGTTCAAACTATCATCCAAGCAAAAAAGAACGCAGGCGAACCGTCCAAGATTTATGAGGACATTTATACCGCACTTGAAAGCGGAAACGTTAAAGGCGCACAGGCTGGCGTAAACTTTGCATTAACGGCGCTTGATCCTGATCGGTTTGAAAAGTCGGTAAAGGCTGTATCTTCGGCAGCGCAAGCACCAAGCGCATTGACAGAGGCCGTTGCAAAAGCCGATAAAGCCGTGGCAGATGCCACCATAGCGCAAGCCACCGCGACCAATGCAGCAGAAAAGGCGAAGGCAGATGCCGCTAAAGCAAGTGCAGATGCACAAAAAGCGCAGGTTGATGCTAAGTTTGCAGGCCAGTTTGCGCTGGCAGACCTTAAGAAAAAAGCTGCCGACCTTGGATTGACAAGCGCACAGACCGGCTCGGCATTGGCTCAGACTAAAAAGCTCGGTGTTGAAAGTCAAAAAGCCGCACTTGAGTTGGCGGCGCTTCAAGCCACTGGTGGCGTTGATCCAGTTAAAACATTTGAGCAGGAAGAAAAGCTGCGTAAAGAATTCCAAGCTCGCACCAAGGTATATGGTGAGCTTGGAACTACATTTTCCAACATTCAATCATCTGCCAAGGCCAATACTGGCCCCGGTGACATTGCGCTGATCACTGGATTTATGAAAATGCTCGATCCGGGTTCGGTGGTGCGCGAGACTGAATTTGCAACTGCAAGGGATACCGCTGGCTTATACACAAGACTGGAAAACAGTCTGAAGAAGGCAGAAAGCGGACAATTCTTGCAGCCCGGCCAGCGACAGGAATTTGTAAGTCTGGCCAAGCAATATTTGGACTCTGCAAACAAAAAGGCAGGAGAAGATAAAAAGGCTCTTGGCGTGGTGGTCAAGAACTACCGCCTCAACCCTGAGAACGTGTTCGGGCCTGAGACGGCGGCAGCGCCACCCACTGCATCGCCCACTAGCGTGACAGTCAGCGGCAAGACTTATACCCGCCCCCAAAACTTCACAGATGAGCAGTGGTCTCAATATAAGCAATCGGTAGGTGCTCAATGAGTCCAGAGGAATGGCTGGCATCGCAGCAGGCTGCACCAGCGGCCCCTGCACCTATGGCCACAGCACCGGCTGCTGCACCGGCTGCTGCGCCCATGTCACCAGAGCAGTGGGCGGCATCGCAGCAGAAACCAGCAGAAACAACCCTGCAAGGCATCACGGGCGCAATTACTAGAGGCTTGGCACTTCCAGCGGCAGGCGCAGCCCTTGGTGCCGCTGCTGGCCTTCCATTGGCCGGCGTTGGCGCTATTCCTGGAGCTGTCGCAGGTGCTGGTGCAGCCACCCTTGCGGGATTGGTTGCAGACCCAATCGTTGGCTCAATTAACAGCATGTTTGGCACGACCTACACGCTACCCACAGATGCACTGCAAGACCTCCTGAGCCGTGTCGGAGTGGCCGAGCCAAGAACGGCAGCAGAGCGTATTGTTAAGACCGCTGCGGCAGGCGCTGGCGGTGCTGGTGGCATGGTTTCCGTAGGACAGACACTGGCCAAGGCTGCATCGCCAGTTGTTAGCGGTGTTGGCCAAATGATGGCCATATCCCCAGGATTCCAGCTTGCAAGCGGAGCATCAGCAGGCGCAGCAGGCCAGATTGCCAAAGAATCCGGCGCTGGCCCGGTCGGACAGATTGCCGCAACTATTGGCGGTGCGATGCTGCCTGCTGTTCCGCAAATGGTCAGATCGGCAACCCAAGCAACAGCTAGAGCAGTCGCACCAGCCGGCGCTGGAATCCGCGAACAGATCGAGCCGACCTTCAAAGAGTCAGTGCAAAGCATCAAAGCCACCGTTGGCGAGAAGATTGCGCCAGAAAATCAAAGGATCATCAAAAGCCAGCTAACGCAGACACCTGATTCTGTTGACCTGGTAAACGTCAGGCTTTCAGGCTCGCAGGTCGTTCCAGACAACGAGGCTGCATCGGCTATCAAGCAAGGCTGGAAAGACGGCACAGTGGCCAGCATCAAGGCAGCAAGCGACAAAGACCGCGGCGCCATGACCAAGATGCTTAATGTCTTTAAGATTGGCGAAAAGAGCGACAAATTCAGGGCCATGAACAGGCCAGCCGACATCCTCGGTGACACTGTGCAGTCACGAGTAGACTTCTTGGCCAACTCAAACCAGCAAGCAGGAAAAGCCATTGACCGCATTGCACAAAGCAGACTTCGCGGCCAGCCAGTTGATTTTGACCCGGCTGTCAACACATTTATGGATGACCTTGGCTCTATTGGCGTCAAGGTTGAAATGGATCAGGGTGGGCTTGCCAAAGTTAACCTGCAAGGTTCACGCATTGAAGGTGATACAGGTGCAGAGAAACTGCTAAACATCGTCTTGAAGCGGCTTAGTAAAACCGAGGCACCAGATGCCCTTGGCGTTCACGATGCCAAACGCTTTATTGACACCCAAGTCAATTATGGCAAAAAGAATCTGGCTAATCCCTTGACCGCCGAGGCTGAGAAAATTGTCAAGAATTTGCGCCGAAATTTGAATGAATCACTTGGTGAAAAATTCCCTGTTTACAAAGCAGCCAACGAAAAGTATGCCGACACGATTACGGCTCTTGATGACTTGCAAAGGGCAGCAGGCACAAAGATCGATTTCGACTCTCCAAATGCCAACAAAGCCCTTGGCATGGCAATGCGCAAGCTCACCAGCAACTACGGCACAAGGGCCAACCTTATCGACTCACTCGACCAGGCCAATCAAGTAGCCAGCAAATACGGCATGAAAATAGACGATGACATTGTAAACCAGTTGATTTTTGTCAACGAGCTGGACAGAATGTTCGGGGCTGCTGCCGATACATCACTCAAAGGTCAAGTTGGCCAAGCAATGCAAACAGGATTGGACATTGCCAGAGGTGGAGCAGCAAGACGGGCAGTTGAGCTTCTTGCGGAGAAGGCAGAAAGTCTGCGTGGCATCAACAAAGAGAACGCCATCAAAGCAATGGAAGAAATCCTTAAACGCAAGGCTAATCAATGAAGCCCTTAACGCATTGCCATCAGTGCAACCTTAAGCGCCAATCCACCCAGGAGAACCAATAAAATGTCCGCACTCAGCATTCAAGTCCCTTTCCCGGTATTTCAAGACCGCGATGGACAGCCACTGGACAATGGCTACGTCTGGATTGGAACGGCCAACCTTAACCCGATAACCAACCCTGTCGTGGCGTATTTTGACTCGGCGCTGACTATCGTTGCGGCACAGCCTTTGCGCACGCTTAATGGCTACATCTCAAACGCAGGCACACCGGCCCAAATATATGTTGATGGCGTTAACTTCAGCATTCTGGTGCAGGACAGCAAAGGCTCGATGGTCTATAACTTTCCAGACGGCACTGGAATTGCTGCAAATGCAGCAGGAGTAATTTACGATCCGGCAGGAACGGGCGCAGTAACAACCAACGTGCAAGCCAAGCTGCGTGAGAGTGTGAGCGTTCAAGACTTCGGCGCTGTTGGTGATGGAGTGACAGACGATTACGCAGCGTTTCAGGCTGCAATTGATTCGTTACCGGTAAGCGGTGGAACAATCATTATTCCTGCAACAGCATCAAATTCCTGGGTAATTTCACAGACTCTGAATGTTCGTAAAAAAGCGCACATCATTGGTCAGATTGCTCAAGGAACTGGCATTCTTGGAACTAAATTAATTTTTCCGGCCAATACGTCAGGAATTGTTTTTAACTCTATCAACACTTCGCTTTATACAACGGTTCCTATTGATTTATCACTTCCAGGCGCTTACGGGTCTATTCTTGAAAATGTCGCATTTTTTGGCGACAAGGCCGGAAGCAGCACAGCGGCTGATGGTGTTGTGGTGCGTTGCTTGATGGAGTGTCGTGGTGTTGGGGTTCAAAACTTTTCTAGATACGGTTTTAGAATTTGGGCCGATCTTGGAACTGGCGGGTCAACAGAAGGGAATGCAAATCAATGGATTTTGTATGGTTGTCAATCTACCTATAATGGTGATCATGGCGTTTATGTAAACGGAGAAGATGCCAATGTTGGCGTTGCGACTAAAGTATTTAGCCAAGCTAATGGCGGATACGGCTTTTACGACACTTCACTGATTGGAAACACTTACATCGGTTGTGATACTGCTTCCAATGTTCTCGGCCCAATGTATTCTGTCAGCACGAGTTCCAGAGTTACATTGATAGGCTTCTGGGAGGATTCAGGCGGTACGTCAACTCTAGGTCAAAATGTAATGTCGTTTGGAGGCAATCCTGCTGCTTCACCATCCAGCAATTGCTTTGAATTTACTTTTGGAGTGGCGCAACATGCTGGATTTAGACACTTAAATTCAGCAGGTTCCACTACAGTTGGGGCGCAGGTTGGAAAGCAAGGAACTGATTTAGCCGTATTTGCGTTTGGAGCCACTTCGGAAACGCCAACAAATGACGCGTGGACGTTGAAGTTCGAGCCAACCTACAACGTATGGTATTTAAATTTCGCAAATAGTGGAACATTTAGGCCGATTGCTTTTCCCAACAGCATAGGTGCTTTGTGGACATTAAAACAATTCAGTGGGCCAGTATTTCAAAACGGGTATGCCGTTATAAATCCCGGCCCTGCATACACCTCCGCAAAAGTTAGATTGCTTGGCACTGCTGCACCAATATCTGGAACATACGAAGTTGGCGATATTGTTTACAACAGCGCCCCCGTTGCTGGCGGCACAATTGGGTTTGTTTGCACCACAGCAGGAACACCAGGCACTTGGAAAACATTTGGCGCAATCAGCCCATAATGAAAAACAAACTTGACGCAAAGGACTGCTAATCATGCTTAAATCAATTGGATTCCCATCAACACGTAATGGCGATCAAACAATCGTCAACGGTAACTTAGTCATTGGAACCGCAGGAAAAGGTATTGACTTTTCCGCAACTTCTGGAACAGGCACCAGCGAGTTGCTTGATGATTACGAGGAAGGCACTTGGACGCCAAATCAAGGTGCTGGGTTGACAGTAGTGGGTGCGTTTAGCTCGGTTGGAAACTACGTAAAGATTGGACGCGTTGTTACTGTTCAGGGTTATTTTCAGGGTGCGACTTCTGTTGCAGTTGCTGCTGGTTTTAATATTTTAACGTCCAATCTTCCATTTTCTTGCAGCACCAATCAAACACCTGCGTATGCGGGGAATGGCGCGGCAACCGCATTTGCGGGAACTTATGTCAATGCGTTAACCATCGGATCAATAAACTCAATAGCGGCAACAAGCAACATCTATTTCTTTGCAACTTATTACACAACCACTTAACTACACCAGATTAGTGTAGTCAGACCACAGGAGAAACAAAATGATTACCAAAGAAACCGCAATTGACCAAATCACCGTTACTGAGAACGGCGTTATCCTTTGCCGAGAGGCCACGCGCATTATGGAGGATGGCAAGCAGATTGCAGGCGAGTTCCACCGCCACGTTGTTGCCCCTGGCGATGACTACAGCAAAGAAGATGCGCGAGTGCAAGCTATCTGCGCTGCCACACATACTGCAAAAGTGATTGCTGAATACAAAGCAGCTACCGTTAAAAAAGGAGTCTGAAATGTCAAATAACTCACAAATTGCATTTGCGCCTCTTGGCGAGACAGTCGTATTACCTGCAGCCGCTGTTGCTCCTACTGGCGTTCAGGCACTGGTTTACGGCAGGCTTGACGCACAGGGAACAGGTCAATACCGCATCATCAACGACAGCGCTTTTACGGTGTTTCTTGGTGTTGGCACAACTGCTGCATCGGCCACTGCAAACGCTGTTGCGCCTATTGCAGGAAACCCAAGCCCGGCCATTGTGCTGGTGCCTGGTGCCGTTGAGATTATGCGTTTTGCGCGAACCTCATTTTTCAGCGGCCTTGCATCGGCTGCGGCTACTGTCTATATCGTGCAGGGCGAAGGCATTTAATTGACCCCTACTACCTACATCATCATGTTGGTCGCGCTGCAAGTGGCTGACTTGCTGACCACTTGGTATGCGATTCGCAATGGTGGAGGCCGTGAGGCCAACCCGGTGCTTATTAAGCTGGCCGAGTTCACCAGGCTATTCACCAATGCGAAGTGGGCGTGGCTTGTTATTGCCAAGATTGTGGGCGCGGCTCTCAGTGTTTATATTGCATACGGCAGTGAGGTTGGTTCGATAATTTTGTCAATTTTCTACGCTGGCATTATCATCAATAATATTTTGGTTATTAAACGTCTTTAAAAAGTAATGGAAACCCATGCCACCGACAGACCAAGCCTCCTTCATTTCGCAGATCATCGCTTGGGTAGCTGCTGGAATTGCAGCAGTCTTTGCGTGGCTGTGGTCAACCACAATGGGTAGAATCACCAAGCTGGAAGAAGGCAAGGTCAATCAGAAAACCTTTGATGATTACATTGCCAGGTCTGAAAAATATAGAGACGAACGACGGGAAACTGAAATGTCTCTGTTCGAGGAAATGAAGCATCAGCGCATTCATTTTGATACGAAACTCGACAAGATCACCGAATTGTTGATGGCGAAAAAATGACTCCACATTTCAGCAGCGCGGAACTGGCCTGCAAATGCGGCTGCGGAATGCTGCCGGCACAGGACTTTATGGACAAGGTAGAGAAGCTGCGGATTACCTACGGTAAGCCCCTTCGGATCACCAGCGCGGCCCGATGCCCGGCTCACAATTCCAAGGTATCCAAAACCGGCACCACCGGCCCACATACGACCGGCAGGGCGATTGACTTTGATGTGGACAGGGCAGACGCCTACAGGCTGGCAAAGCTGGCTTTTGACCACGGCTTTACCGGAATTGGTGTTAATCAGAAGGGAGGTGGCCGTTTTATCCACGTTGACGATCTGGCAGACGCCCCCAGGCCAACGATCTGGAGTTACTGACATGCTTCAATTACTCATCCCGGCGCTGGCTCCTATACTTGGGAAAGTGGTTGGCAACCTTTTCCCCGATCCTGAGCAGAAGGCCAAAGCCGAGCAGGAGGTGCTGGTTCAGTTGATGCAGCACCAGCAGCAGATCGAGACTGCGGCGGCATCCATCATCCAGGCCGAAGCAGCCTCGTCGCACTGGCTGGCGGCAAACTGGCGTCCGATCACCATGCTGGTCTTTCTAGGCTTGATCGTGGCGCGGTGGTTCGGATGGGCTGCACCCAACCTTGCCGAAGCCGAATACATCAAGCTGTGGTCGATTGTAGAGTTCGGGCTTGGCGGATACGTGGTCGGCAGGTCAGTTGAGAAGATCGCGCCAGGCATTGCTGACGCAATCAAACGGCGCTAGTAACTTTCCAAGCCCCGGTCAAAGGCCCATTTGTTTGGGTCTATTTCCTTCGGCTTTTCCTTCACCGCCTCGGCCCTGACAACCTCGCCGTAATCAGCTAGGGCGGCGAGGAATTGGTCATAGCGCATCGACCATGTGCATGGGCCAGCACCTTGATCTTGCTGTAAGTCTGCATACTTCTCCCACAGTTGATCAGCCTTTGTCATTTGCGCTCCTTAATTTCGGCAAGGTAATCCTCAAGAGATAGCTCAGGCGCATAACTACCTTCTACCGTGTGATTGTGGGCAGTCTCATATCCGGCGCTAAACGCATCCTTCCGCAGTTCCTCAGCAATTCCACAGAACTGCGTCGTTCCCTGACCCACGGCGCATTGTCTCCACCCATCGGCCTCCATCTGCTGCTGAATCAGCGCGGCGAATTTACACAGCGAGTCATGACTGCTGATTGTCACAGCAAGTCCAGCCTCCCGCGCCAGCGCCAGCACTTTGTCAGTGTTCATTTCCCCACCTCCCTCAGAATGTTGTCTGATACGACCCCGATTGCATCCCACTGTTTTTGTGTCGGCGGCACCGGATGTTTCAGCGCACCTAGCAATGCTTTCAACAACTCCACCAGTTGCTTGTTCTCGGCCTCGGCTTTCATTAGCAATGCGCCGGTCTGAGCAATTTCCGCCATTAAGTCAGATACATTTTGCTCGGCCGCTTTGTGGTCGGCCTCGGCTTTCTCGGCGCGTTCACGCCAGTATTCTGAGTTTCCGGCGTATCGTTTAGCTTCGTTTTCCCAATAATGTTCTTTTGCTAATTTGTTCCAGTAATCAGGCTCCACCGGCACCGGCTGCGACTTGATGGCCGCGAGTTCCTTGAGGCTGGCGAGGATGGCATCTACGTCATCCCTCGGAATCGTTATATCTGACTCGTCATAATCGAACGCATCTTTAATGGCAAATTCAATAGCCTCAATCTGCTCTTCAATCGTCGGCTTCGTGTCGGTCATTTCTCAGTATCCTCAATTAATTTACAGACATCCAGCAGCATGATTGCCTGTGATTCTTTTTCCGCAGCCCTCGCCGCATCCCACGCCGCATCCCACGCCGCAGCCCCCGCCGCATCCCACGCCGCAGCCCCCGCCGCATCCCCCGCCGCAACCCTCGCC